AAGTAAGTGGTGCGAAAGAGGGCTTGACGGGAAATAAATTGTCTGTGTTATTTTCTAGTATTCTACAGACTAACCTTGTGAACGACTCATTAGCAGAGTTATTTAGGACGGGGGTTCGATTCCCCCCACCTCCACCATCTTTTTAAATATTATAAACTATTTACCTTTATGAACAATCCACACAAAAACTGGCAAGAATTCCTTATCAATGAAGCAGGTTTAAACAAAATTAGGCAAGATATGTCTGATTATGACACAGCCTTCATTACAGCATTTCGTGGCGATATAAATGACAAATCTGTGTGCGTTTATATTCCCCCCTCAGAAGAAGAGCTAGCTGAAAGAACAAAAATTGGCAAAAGAGGTGAAACTAATAGAAGAAATAACAAAGAACTTACATCTTTTCTTCTCAGCCAAGGCTACGGTGTTAAAAATGTTCAGGGTTCTTATATTGAAAATTTTGGATCAATTGATCCAGATAAAGTCCCTAGAGAGGTAAAAGAAAATAGTTTTTTCGTGGTAAACTTAAAAAATGATCCAGAGTTTTTTCAAGAAATAATTAATCTCGGAAAAAGATTCTGTCAAGATTCAGTTATTCTTATACCTAAAGGCAAAGAAGGTTATCTTTACGGAACTAACAAAACTTATCCCGGCTTAGATCAAAAAGAAACTGTTGGAAAGTTTATGGGCGGGAAAACAGGAGAATTTATGTCTCGTATTGGTGGGCGACCCTTTGTTATGAAAGAGGACGAGGAAACCAAAACTTACGAAGACCTACCCGGAAAACAACGACAAGCAGCAAAATTAATCGCACAAAGAGTTGATAGAGAAATCAACGAGATGCATATGGTTTATAATCTAAGCGAAGCAGATCTGCCTGCATATGATGATAGCGGAAAAGTCACCCTTTACCATTACGCTCCAGTTGAGTCTGATGAAATAGAGGTTGACCCTTCGCAGTTTGGAAAACAAAGATATTCTAGAAGAGAAAAGGAAAGATCAACATACCCTCGCTCATTCTTTTATGTTAACCTTGATCAAGCAGAGAGCCAAGTTAAACAAGGGAAGCATCTTTTTTCTCTTGACATTCCCACAGATAAGTTGTATAGTATAAAAAGCGATCCTGATGGGATTATGAAATCTATTAGGCACCCAACATATGGCTTTAGAAACGATATTGAGTGGACTGAACTTTTTAAAGCGATACATGAAGATTATCTTGGTGCTTATTATTCTACCCCCTCTATGGACCTTGTGGTTCTTTTTGAGCCAGTTACAGCGAATAAGATGGAGAAAGAATGAGAGTAGGTGATACAGTTTTCCAAAATTATGGCGGATTACATAGATACGGAAAAGTAAAACAAGTAAAAGAGAATCTTAAAGGAGATGGTTGGTCTTGGGCTAAAATTGATTGGGTTGACGATGAGAAATTTATCGCTTCTCAAAAATGGAAAGCAGAAATGAGAAACGAAGATGAAAACCACTTTATTCCAGAATACTACCGATGCGACGACGTTCAAACAATAAATCTTAACAAAACACTAAAAACTCTTGTAAAATTAAAAGAAAGGAGCTAATGCGGAGTAGCACAATGGTAGTGCAGGAAGCTGTTAACTTCAAGGTTGTAGGTTCGAGTCCTACCTCCGCAGCCATACGAGTTTATAATGTATAAAAGTGATGTAGAATTAGTTAGAGATTGGACAAGAGAACAAGCAGAATATTGCTCCAAGATTTGGAGTGTTGACTTTGATTTAGAAAAGTACGACTCTGAAGTTCAAACATTTTATGTTAGAGATCTCCAGATACCCGGAAGAGAAGAACTACAATTCAGGCACCTTTTTGAGCTAGAAGAAAAGATTCAAGCTAAGTTTGGCAAGAGATATAAAGTCGGTATAATCTACGAACAAATCCCACCAGAATAGAAAAAGGTATTTTCATAAACTATAAACTATTTATTACGTTGGGTTATACCCTAACATGCATGTTAAATTAACAAATATAAAAACATTTTAAACCTATAGGAGAAATAATAAAATGGCAGATCAAAAACAATTCGCCGGTACCGTAAATTTTACAGGACCGTTAAATCTAAAGGGAGAAACAACGATAACAGGAAAGTTAGTCTCCCCTTACGCTAGTGTAAGCGACACACACGCTCTCACGGCAGACATGAGTGGTCAAACAGTGTTTTGGACCAAGGGTTCAACACATCATATCACACTTCCAGCACCAGCAGCGGGACTTCATTACAAAATTGTTGTTGCGGCTGGTTCAAACAACTCACACAAAATCAAAGTTGCAACTGAAGGAACTCATTACTTCTTTGGGTCCGCAGTTGTCAGTAGCACCACTGACAACAAGCAGGCTGTTCAGGTTGTTACAAAAAGCACCGCTAATTCTTCTCCCGGTAGTTACGAAGCTATCGAGTTGGATCAGAATGCCTCCACAACCGGAGGTGCAGAGGGGTCAGTTGTGGAAATTTGGGGAATTGATTCAGTATCATGGCTGGTTAAGTGTTCTCTAGTAAGCACAAACGCCGCGCCATCATCGATTACTACAATCCAAGCCGCATAATAATTGCGGCTAGTGATAGTGTAATAAAAACAGAAGCAGCCCTTTCGGGGGCTGCTTTTTTTGTTTAAAAATTGTAAGTGAAATAAAAAAAAGGGGGGGGTTTATAGATCTGCGATGTCTGCTAGGTCAGTATCACCTACATCTGGCTCTGGCTGAATATCCGCTGCTGTTTCTGGAGCTTCTACTTCTGGTCTAATTTCATCTTCAAACTTCTTAAAATACAGATCCAAGTTCATAAGCAATCCATCGTAGAAGGCTTTAATATCTTCTTGGTTATGGAGGGTCTTGTAGGCTTCAACAATTTGAGTTTCAACTTTATTAAAAGTTTCATAAGCCTTGTCGCGACCAGTTAAGTCTTCCCCCTCAATACCAAAATCTTCTTTATTTTGTTCTTCTTTATCAACCCTGATATCTGCCATATCTTCGGGCTTGTCTTCACCAACATTAATATCAATATCTTCTTCGAGTTGATCTGATTTATCTAGCGCTCGTAGGGGGGCTAGTGTATTCTCAACCGCTTTGAGCATGTGAGAGGCAAAAGAGTCCCTCTGTTCTTTAGAAGAAGCAAGCTCTTTATATCCAGTTTCAATGGTTTTGAGAATATTGTCGAAAAGAGTGTTGAGAGTATTTAAGCCGGTGTTGTCATAAGGAGAATCCTCAGTATCGCCAACTTCGGCTTCTGCGATGAGATTACGAATAACCTTACGAAGCCTTTCCTCTTCTGACAAATGTTCCTTTGTGGTGTTTTGTTTTTTCTCTTCCACGATACGGATTGCTTTGCGAATAAGTTTGCGAAGCCTAAGTTCTTCAACGATTTCTTGTCTATCAATATACATTTGGTTTTCTCCTTAATACCGTAAATAGTATTAATTATTTGCTTTTACTCTTTGCTATATTTGTGAGCATCTTTTCTAGATCTAGGAAATTTAACATTATCATGTCGGTATTTTTTTTTCTTAATACTAATGTGTATGCCGCCATACGGATAACTGTTCTTGGCAGTCTTCTTTGTAACCTTCAGGGTCTGTTCCTCTTTGTCAGAAACGCCAACATCAAAATTTAATTGCTCAATAGACCCACCAGAACTAGTTGAAATCTCTTGTAATTTCCCCTCATCTTGATGCATGTGAGGTTCCATGTAGACTTTCTTTTTCTTTTTCTTTTTAGGTTTAGCACCCAAAGGCAGAGAATAGCCAGCAACAGAACCACCAGCCATAGAAGACATTTCACCTAGTTCCATATCAACTTGTTCTAGCGCTTCTGGATTTACAACAAAGATCTTTTCAAACCCTTGTTTAAAATCAGGAATATCCCAGACTACATCAATATTTCTATATGTAAAGTCTTCCCATCGATTACTTAAATAACCTAGAGTATCGATGTTGTATGGTATGATTTTCTTCATATCTTCGTCTGCACCAATATCAAACCATTTTGTTCCCGGTTTAAATTTAAAAGCATATACGTGCTTGCCTGTCATTTCGGCAGTATCTTTGTTCGGAACAAGATACATTGGCTCTAAATTATCACTAATAGGCTTATCTGTGGAATAATACCAAGTCTCTTCTTCAATCCCCTCAGAAAGCCTGTTTTCCTCTTCAAGAGCACCACCAAAGCCCGGAGGCGCTGATTTTGCTCTTTCTTTTGGAGGATTTACATCGTAAGGCGCTCCGCCTTTCTTCTTTTCGCCCTTAGTGGACATTCTTTTCTTTGACCAATCTTTAGCGTAATCCTTTTGGATTGGCTCCATTTCGTTCATAACTTCTTCAATTAGCCGAAAGAACAAAGGAAGAGCAGCGTGTTCCACAACTTCTTCAGTTCTGCCCTGTATGCCTAATATATCTAACACGTCTTGTGGCTCAACACCACTTGGTAAAAATCTAGCAATATCGCCGCTTTCTGCTGCTGATCTAAAATCGCTAGCACTAAGTTCCTCTCCAACTGGATCAAAAGCAAACTTCATAGGATCTAATACTCTAACACCCTCTTTAGCATATGCTTGAACGTTCTTTGCGAACCTTGACTGGTCGCCACCCTTGGTGCTTGTCCCAAGTATAACATTTTCGCCGGGTTGTGCGGTATTTTCTACGTATTCGTAAGCAGATCTAACTGGAGACGGATGTGGAGAAGGAATGACTTTTACGTTTGTAAGTCCCGCTTTATTTAGGTAAAGTTCCCAAATAGAAATAGATTGCTCCTGACCTACGTCTTGCCCTGAAGGAGTTTGTCTTGCTTTGGGTGAAACCATAACAATAACACGGTCGGCATTATCTGCGTAATGCTTAACCATATCTAGGTGTCCTCTATGTGGTGGCTTAAAAGCACCGGGGACAATAGCAACTGTTTCGGTAGCACCTTTTACCTCATCAACTCTTGGGATCTTAACACCGCCTCTTCCATATCGGAAAAGACCTAAGATCTGGTTGACCGGCGCGAAGTTACCAGTAAATTTATAAAGCTGACCATCGTACTCAAAAACAAAACCTTCTGCGACAGATGTGATATTGTCTAGGCTTTTTATTTTCTTGAGTTGTTTAGCCAAGATTTCATGTGCCATCTCTTGTCCGGGTCCTTGGTAAGCCTGAATAGATTTAATGGCTGTCGCTACCTCATTTTTGAGGCGGTCAAGTTCTTTACTATTGTCAAGAATATAAGCGCTTTCCATGCCTTCAAGCATGGCGACAGCAAAATCATGAATGGCATCTTCAATGGGCCAGATTAGTTTAGAGATGGTCTTATTACCAGTTTGAACATAACTCCTAACTTGATCCTTCATCTCGTCGTCTCCACCAAGACCACGATAGATTTGTGTAAGAGTAGGTGCTCCTTCTTTTTTGAGAATACGACCAACCATCTGTTGCCTTAGATCTTCGTCAAGAGATCTAAACTTTTCTTCAACATCTTGTGAAAGTTTCTCTTCAAGGTAGTCTTCAACGGTCATGTCTCCCTGAAAGCCTGCCTTTTTAATTTTTTCAAGTGCTATTTTGAGGTCATAATCTCCACTAAGTTTTTGAAGATTAACCATCGCAGTTCTTTGAACACCAAAGTTTTTTCCTTGGGTTGCTTGCTCAAAGCGATCTACAACTTTATCTAATGATTTGGATGCCTCCGCCACATCAGCATTAACAACTTTGTCTGTTTCTGCGTCATATCTTTTGTGTCCTGCGCTATGTATAGTAATAATATTGGAATCATAGTTGACAACATTGGACGCGCCGGGACCCATGATTTCTGAATTGTAAAATATCTCACCTTCGGGACCAAAGATGGCTCTCTTTTCTTCTTCCGATAGGGAGGCTACAGCAGCCTCAAAAGCATTGAAAGAATCAACGTAAACTTTTTTAATATCTGGACCGCCTTTAAACTCGCGCATGGCAAGGTCTACGGCATTCATGCCACCCCTCTGCATGTCACCCTTGTTTCGAGCAGCCTTTGCCTCTCCATTTTTAAATCCTAAATAAATATTAAACCCGTCAGTCTTTTCAGTCCCGACGAGTTTACCTCTACTTGCAGCAGTTAAAATTTCTTTTAATTTTTCAAATGTTAAGCCTCGGTTATCATAGAGGTGCGCTAGATGACCAGCAACACCACCTTCAGCTATTAGTTTTGCCATTATCTAAATCCTCTTTGATTTCCTCAAGGACATTTACCCTTTCTTCTAGAACATTAATTTGTTCTTGCATTCTACGAGCCATTTTTTTAATTTCTTTTATTTGTTGTTTTGCTATGGACAAACGACGACTTTCAACTTGTGTGCGAGGTTTCATATTAGCAACAACTTCCGATAAGGCTTGAATATAAGTTAATATGTTAGCCTCGGGAATCTGCCCTTCGTGTAGTAAGAAGTCTTTTGTCATTTTATAATAATTTATAGCCATTTTTTTGGTTATCCTTTAGATTTTTTACTGGTGCTTTGCGTATTAGCAGTGGGTCTTTTTCTTATAAAAGTGGGAACAGCTCCATTTATCGCTGTTGTAAGGGGGAGTTGATCCACATCCCGACCAAGTACATCTTCGTTACTATCTCTCAAACCCCTTTTAAACTGGTTATCTGCGTTTGGAATTCTATTAATTACAAAATCTCCGCCTTCTTGAGGCAAACTATCGGGAACAGCGGTGCTGTACAGTCCTGTTAGTTCAAAGGCTCCAATGTCAAAAACACCAGTATCTAGGGCAGCTGCGTCAAGAGCAACCCTGCCCTCTCCTGTAATATCTGTTGTAACATCTGAGCTTCCTATCGCGGCATCAAAAGCGGGAGAGGTCGGACCTCTCAATTTATATCCATTAGTCGATGCATCGGTTCCAACTAGAGCAGAGTCAGGAGTGCCCTTGAATAAGGGATCAGAAGTTAAATTACCCACCGATGCTGTTACATCTGTTGTTCCAGCAAACGGAGCATTGCCGCTGTTTGCCCCAGCTAAACCAAAAGTTATATTATATCTCGCTTCACCACCATTCATTGTAAAAAATGAAGCCGCCCCTCCTGCAACAGTTTGCTTATAAGCAATATTATATTCCAATTTTCCGCCGATACATTTTACTGGCAGGTTTGGATATTGAATGCTGCTCTCGTTTAAAGCCTCAATACTGGATGTGCCAAAAACATTGTGAGAAATAATTGTTTCCGGTCCCCTAGTACCACCCCCCAGAATAATTCCATCGTCGCTATCTAAAAATTGAAGATCATAAAATAAATTGTTTGTCACTTTCATTTTTTTATTTGAAGCAGCTCCAATGGTAACAACATAAGAACCAGACCCTCCAAGACAAATATCATAAAATTTATTTCTATTTATTTTGTGTAATCCGTTATCATTTGATCCTTGACCTATATTAATACAAGATCCAGTTATGTGTCTAAATACGCAATCTTCTATTGTTAAAACAAACTCTGGATTTGTGCTTGCTCCGAGGCTTCGGGCATATATAACACCATACCCAGATGGTCCATCAATGGGGATAAAGTTTTGAAAAGTTATACCCCTAACAACCCATCCAGCGCTTAGTCTTATAGCCCCAGTAGATACTGATCCGCCAGTTCCATTTGAATTACCGCCGTCAAGAATAGGGCTTACGATAGGCAGACCGTTACTTCCAGTTTCTGCCATAATATTCAAGCGATCCCCCGTGTAGCTCCCTAGAGCATGCCCTAACGCACCACCGGAGATAGAATACGTAGAACTATCGGTGAATATCATATGGCTGCCATTCTCTCCCGCACCAATTATGTTTACCATTGCTTGGAGGGGAGTTGCAACAGGAGCTTCTTTTGTAAGTCCACTATTGGAATTATCACCCGAGGCATTTACAAACTGATATACCATAGACTACACCTACTTTTTCTTTGCTGCTGCCTTTTTTGGGGCTGCTTTTGGAGCCTCCTTTTTAACTTCTTCAACAACAGGTTCCTCAACTAGGGGTGCCACCTTCTCTGCTACTTCTTTTACTACTTCTTTTGCCACTTCTTTTGCCTTGAGTGCCCCCGCTCTCATAGCTTTCAATAACCTTCTTCTTCTTGGACTTGCCATTTTATTTATCTCCTTATTTTGTCCATTTGGACTTTAGTTTGTCAAAAAGACTTGTATTATACCAAGACTTATTAGTTTCTTTAACTTCTTGTGTTTGCTGCGGAACTTCTTTGATGACCTCTTTTGGGTCTTCTTGTTTAGATTCCTCAAGAGCAGGTGTATCATCCATCACCTCTGCATCTTCTTTTTCTTTTTCAAGATCCATCTCGTCAACTTTTTCTTTAGCTGCTTTTTTCATTGGCTCTTCTTTGTCCCCGTCTTTATCAAGATCAAGAAAATCAGGCTTTGCTTTCTTTTCATTGACAACCTCGGACACAACAGAGGCAATAAGATTTTTTAGTTCTTCTTTTGCAATTTGATAATGCTCATTCATTTGGTTTTCTCCTTTGAATTTTATTTGATCTTCGTAATCTCTTAGGTTTAAATTGCCTTGTAAATAGGCTTCCTCTTCAATTTCTCTACCCTTCCCGTCTTTCGCATAATGACCTTGAGCAGCCACATCATCCAGATCACCGCGACAATTTTGTGCGTGGTGGACCAGTTCATGAGAAAAAGAACGAAGAATATCTTTAGGATGTCTGTTTGTTACATACAGGACAATGAGTTTATTCTCTGGGTCATAGTATGCCGTCTTCCCGAGAACATTTTCAGCATTTTCAGCATCTTGACGCATAATTACGCGAACAGGATGTTCAAATCCTAAAGCATTCTTGGCATATGGGTAGAACTTTTGGACAAGATCTTTAATGTTCTGTGTATTTTCCATCACTTAGTAAATAGTGATGAAAAGAACTAAATCCTATCTTTATTTCCTGAAAAGTAGACGTTGGAGACTGGAGAGGTTAGGGATATATGGGAAGTGATCCATCTTTTTACTTCTTGCTCATTCTTGAACTCTAATAGTTTTTTGTCGTTGTAAAATTTCCACTCTCCGACCTCTCGCAATACATCCATCTTATTAAAAACCAAATCCGTAACCCCATTCATGCGAACAGCTTTTATCAGATTATCTAAATCCATCCAATTACATTGTCTTTTTCTTCCGGTTGTGGCACCAAATTCCTCCCCAATTAACTGCAAAGCATTAAAGACATCCCCCTCTGGTTGAAAGCGCTTGGCTCCCACGTAAGTCTCGTAAATTTTAGCGACTCCCCACACTTTCCGAATAGCTTGTGGAGGCACCCCGCTTAAGAGAGCGGCGGCGGCGGTACAGTGAGACGAGGTTACATAAGGATAATCGCCATGGTCGATGTCTAATCCAAACCCTTGGGCACCCTCAAAAAGAATTTCTACGTTTTGTTTTGAATACAGTTCCTCATATATGTCAATGAGATAACCCTCTAGACAAGGCATGTCCTCTGCTCTAAATCCGCTTCTATTGTATTTGTCACGATAAGCCGGTCCATTCCCACGCTTAGTCGTTCCGATCTTTGAGTCTTTACCATCTTCTTCTTTGTGATTTTTTGTAATTACATGGGCATTTTTAGCAATTGAAACCAGCGCTGATGCCGGAATCCCCGCCTCTTCTAATTCCTCTATTTCTTTAAAAAACTGCTCTGGATCAACGACACAGCCCGGTCCAATAATAGATTCAATTCCATAGAAAACTCCTGCCGGGATGTGGTGTGTGACGAATTTTTTACCTTCGTGGTAGATAGTGTGACCAGCGTTACATCCGCCATTGAAGCGAATAACATGCGTGTAGTTACCTTTTGAACATAGGTGGTGAGTAACCTTTCCTTTGGCTTCATCTCCATGTTGAAGACCAAGGACAACATCTGCGATCATAATGCCTCTCTTTGTTAGGGTTGTGGGAAAATAGTATCACAAAAGGTGGGGAAAGTAAAGATTATTCGCAAGCGTTGTCGTCAATAATTTGCATTAGATTTTCATAAAGTTGGGCTGGATTTCCGACTAGTTCGAACCATTGTCCACCATAGATAGTTAGAGGCTCAAACCCCGCCTGTTCCCCCATCCAACTTGTATCTTTTTGTGCTAATTTTGTAAATGTATACACGTTAAGATCTATACAGTTAGATATTAGTTGTTGTAGGTGTATTTGAGAAATTCCTTCGTGGTATACTGTGCCCAAATCTGTTAAGTCGCTCATAACAGATAAATAACTTTGTCCCGGCTCATCAGTAAAAACGATAACAACATGTTGAGCATCATCTCTCCAGTTAATCTCAAAGTTCTGTGGTTTCGGGTCGGTAAAAACTTCTTGTATGTTAAAATCTTCTAAGAAGCTCAACCCCGCTATTGGCCATGGAAGTGCTGAAGTTGGTGCGAGATTCCATAGGGACAAATAAATCAAGTCGTATATTGGCTCAACTCCTGAAGCCCAATCCGCGTTGACTCCGGAGAGACCAGCAATAAAATCACTAAATGGAGATAAGTTTACAATTATTTCACTTACTTGATCATTCCCCCAAGTATCTGGTTTTGGCTGGGCAAATGGTCCCATGACTAAACCCCATTGTATGACTTCTTCATCTTTATAATATGTTGCAAACTGATTCATTGCTATTAGGACCGCATCGATCTCATCCGACATTGAGCCTGAAGCATCAATTATAAAAAGAATGTCTGTGTCTTTCAAGTCTTTACCGTCGTCCACAATTCCATCACAATTATCATCTTCTCCATTACACTCATCTGTTTCATTAGGGATAATTTCACCTTTGCAATAATCTCCTATAAAAGTTTCACCATCTTCATAATAGTTGCCCCAAGACCCTTTTTCACAAGTCATTTCGCCGGGAACACAAATGCCAACAAATAAAGTTTCCGGCTCACCAGTATAACAGCCCTTAAACAAGTCTTCATCTATTACTTGATTACAGTTGTCGTCGTGATTATTACATAATTCATCAACAACAATCCCCTTGAATTTATCACAATTTTCAGGAACTGGATCCTCATAACTGCACATGGCAAAACACTCAGTCATGAATATTTGTTCACAATCTTCGTCAAAACATTCACAAGTTTTATATCCCTGACCACAAATCAATGGAGACTCATAACAGGGGAAAAGAGCGCCAACCATTTGTTTTGTACAGAGACAATCTAGGTCCTCATCAACGCTTCCGTCGCAATCATCGTCCAGCCCATTACATATCTCAGGAAAAGGTATTTTTGCTGTGCATCCAACCCACGAGCCAACAACACAAAACTCAATGCCAGTTTCACAATCAGTTTCACAAAGTTGTTCCAAGTCCTCATCAGTTTGACCGTCACAGTCATTATCAAACCCATCACATACTTCTTCTGGGACATCACCGCAATTATCGCATGCATTTGTTTGACCTTCGTCGATTAGCCCATCACAATCGTTATCTTTGTAATCACATATTTCTTCCTCTGGCTCATCTCCAAAGCAAATCTCTTCACCATCTACACATATCAAGTCTCCGGGTCCACATTCGTTCTGGCACTCCTGAACAGGAAGGTCGTCTATTTCGCCATTACAATCGTTATCGATCCCGTCACATATTTCCGGGCTACAAGCTATACAATCTGTATACTTCCAAACGCCCTTATCGCACCACTTTTCTTGAGATCCATAAACATTCCCACCAGTTGGTGCCGGAACCGAACACATCACTGTCTCTGGTTCTACCTCTGACGGGTCGCACTCGAATAGTTGCTCGCAAGGTCCTTTATATATAATTTCTTCAGGGTCCTTACAAGTGTCAGTTATCATTTGAAATTGCCATATTTCTTCAAGATATAAAGAAGGGGGGCAAAAATAATATTCGTATTTGTAACAGTCTTCCTTATATTGTTGTTCAATTTGGAAGATAGTAAAAATATTATCTTTTTCTATTTCACCGGGAGAATTTTCTTGATTAGTTACAATAGGATTATCTAAATCTGGCTTTGGTTCTTCAACTTCTAGATCTCCAGGCCATGGGACAGGATTTTCAAATATATCAGAGCATCCCATTAGGTTAGCCATTATAAAAATAGCCATTATTATGAAGAATATCGCAGTGATAAGATCTCTAGCCATATTATAAATATGTAGGAAAATATTATTTAGGAAAGTTTTTCTGGTCTAGACTGAATGTCTTGTATATCAATGCCTTTAATATCTCGAATACCGGGGATTAGTGTATTCTTTAGGTAGGTTATTGGATTGGCATCTTTACCAACTAACTCGAACTTCATTTCAAAGATAACAAAATTAAAAGTTTCTGTATCTCGGGCGTAATCTGCTTGATGATTTACAGTAGTTACACCTTCAATACCCCTAACCTCATTTAGAAGCTGAGTCATGTCCCCACCTCTTGTTTTGTTTATCCTCAATTTAGCGGCTGTTTTATAGATGCTTTGTAAGTTTTCCTGCTCGAATAAGGTAAGTTGGTTCTCGACCATTTCTACGAGTGTATCTAAATTAATGTTCATTAGTTTTTATCTTTGTCGTCTAGATATGCGGCAATTGCCATTTGTTGTTTTTTCTTTTTACTTTTACCTTTGAATTGTGGAGCATCTGATTTTCGAAAATCATCCACATAAGCACCAGCGCCGTCACTAGGCTTAAGTTTCTCTTCCATTTCTTGAGACGGCACAAGCAAATAGTCACGAGCCTTGTTGAGATAATCAGCAGCAATAGTTACTTTTGACATCCACCAAGACGGAAGATCTCCTTGACCGTTCTCTAAAGCAGACAAAATTTGCCCCGCATCTTCAATGGCAAGTTTCATTTTCCTAGCAGCAGAAGGGATATCGGTATGCCCGTCTTCGTTTATTGTTCTTGGAGAATCTAAAGTTTCACCGCTAGTAACATCTTTAACAACAGACACGAGAAACTCGACTGCTTTATCATGTATATCTTGTGGATCTTTCGAGACAGGTTCTCCAGTATCAGCATATGTTTGTTCTACATCTGTTGGTGTAGTAATTTCTTGGTATGCTGCGCCAATCGCTGCTTCGAGATTTTGAATAGTCTTTACATCAATGCTCTCATTTAGATATGAGGCTTTGTAAGAATTAATTTCTTCTTGGATAATCTGCTGTAATCTTTGCTTTGTGATTTTCATTTTTTATTTATTCCTTCAGGGCAGAGTGTAATGCTTGAATGACGCCAGCATCTAGGTGAGGATACTTACCCTCTAGAGCGTCTTCTGCTGCCTCTTTTAACATTTCAGCCAATTTTCTTTTTACTTGTCTGCGAAGGAGTTGACCATAACCTTTGACCATTACAAGGTCTTCTTCTTGTTCTTCAATAGTTTCCTGATGTTCTAACTCTTCTTGAACTTCATAGCCGAATAACTCACCTGCTTCTTCATTGGTGAGCGTAACTTCAAGTTCTTCTTTGATAAGTTGTTTTAATCTATTTTTAGTTATTTTCACTTTATCTTTTACCTTTTTTTCTTTTTTGAAGTTGCTTTTCTGTGTTGCCATAATCAGAAGGGCTTGGATTGTCAAAATTTACCTTACCTGTTGATAAGGCCTTATTAACTGCATCTTGTGATACACCAGAATCACCTGCTTGGGGCATAACTTTTTCTCTTGAAAATTTTCCTCTCGCTTTTTTTATAACAGGCAAGTTTCCCGCAATGTATTGCGCCGCAAGGCTTTTATCTGCCTTCTCTATTTTCCCAGCCTTAACAAGAAGCTGCAAAACTTCATTGGTTATATTTTTATTTACAAACTGAGCAACTTGCTCAGGGGTTGCTGCCATAAGATTTTCTCCCTCGAAAGGCTTAGTAACAACTTTGTCGGCAGTAGCAGCAATTGCAAATTGCATTGCCTTCAAGGCCTCTTCTTCATCTTCCAATCCGGGTCCCTGTATATTATCTATTTTTACAGTTCCAGTAGGATTAACCATCATTATTTGAGACCACCGATGATGACCGTCCAAAACATATTTTCCGTTGTAGACAAGAATCGGAACTGGTCCTGATTTGGAACTCATCACAATTGGGGTGCCATTTAAACCTAATGCTGTTTTTGTTGCATCGTATTCATTTTTAACTTGATCTGCTAGGCTGTTTCCAAATCCAATTTCAGCCTGAGTAGCTACTAAATCTGATGCCCTAACTTCTGCCGAAGATACAGAAACTTTTTCATCTTGTGGGTTTCCATCTGTTTGACCTGACGCAGCAACTTTATCAAAAACAGGATCATCTGCATATTTTTTCAATATAGCAACGTAAGTTTCAATTGGAGTTGATTCATCTGCCAATGCTCTGATAGCGCCCTTGTCGATTTTTTCTTTCAATAAAGACTTTGTGTAATTTCTCCAAGATTCTATCAATTCTTTCATTTTTTCTTCCTATCTCCGTCGTCATCCCTCTTTGGCATGTGACTATGTTCTTTCACAACAACTTGCTCAACGTCTGATTCGGTTAAGTTGCGAATAACAGTATCGCCAAACTTCATATCATAAACACCAATCTCACCGCTTTCGTTAAGAGAATGCCAAAGAACAGTTCCGACAGCATCTTCTTCATTAATACCGTATCTTTCTTGTAAAGCTGAACTCAGCTTTCCCTCTTTCATTCACTTATGTTTAAGGTCGTCGAGTTCCTTTTCGAGTTCTTTTTTTCTAGACTTCTCGGCTTTTGTGAGTTCTTCTGCGATAATACCTTTCAAAGCATCTTTGGTGATTTTGTCTTCACGAACAGAATATCCAGCACGACCGGGATTGTCACCATAAGCAAAACCTCTACCACTAACGTCAATGGAAGATCTAGATCTATTTCTTTCACGCTCTGCGGATTGTCTTGCCCATCTCTTTTGGTTATATTCGTCTTCAATCTCTTTTCGCATTCGTTCCATAGCTTCTTCGTCTCTTTTTCTTCGCTCTCGATCTTCCTGCTCTTTTCTATATTGCTCTCTACGGGCTTGAATCTGTCTTTTATCTTCTTTATCTTTAACAAACTCTGATGCTTTTGCCATAGCTTGGTCCAACTTGTCTAATGCTGCTTTAACTTTTTCTTGCTGTCTGTTTGGAATAAAGTCAAAGACTAAGTTTTTCTTCCTCTCTCTTTCCTTGGACATAGCCATAGATCTTTCCACTGCATCCATTGCACCAAGAATATCTGGCTCTGACTCACTTGCAACTGCGTCTTCAAGCTTTTTAGCAAGTCTTTCAACGCCATTTGCGTGAAAATCATAGTATTCTGTCCCTATTCTAAACAACCTTCCCTTGACGAGTTGCATAACCCTACCCATATCAATCTCATCAAGTTGATCTGCTTTATTTTGTGAGTTTTCCAACTCTTCTTTAATGATTTCTTTCAATCTTTGTTTTGTGATTTTCATATTAATGTCTCCTGTAACATTATAAATATTATCTTGTTTTAGTTTAAGCACTTAAACTTTAAATCTTCTCCAAGCATATGGCTCTCTGTACTCTAAATAATGGGGATCTCCATCGAAAGAGTATGCTTCTCGTTCAAATCTGATTGACCTGTAAGCGTCCTCGAAACTTTTATACTTTATTAAGCCATGGACAAAATCCCACAGATAAAGAAATAAAAATCCAATGACAAATAGTTCTCTATATTGTGCTATGTGGATTGACTCGTGATTTATAAGGCGATCATCACCCTCGTCCTTAAGGAAGATAAAGGGGAATAAAGTGATACCACCAAGAGTTGGTCTAAAATATCTTAACACTTTTACTAGTGTGCTGTTTTTTACAATAATCGCTTTCATCTAACAAATCCTCTTTCCTTTTAAAAGTTTTTGCAACATATTCGTCTTACTAAAAAATATAAACGATGTTGCAATCTTATCTTCATCAATTCCTAGTCTTTCGGACCAAGTTTTGGAAGACTTATTTAAACATAGGGCGACGGGCTTTGTGAATAAATCACCTCCTTGGTTGCCTAACAAATGGTTCCAGAGATGGTACTCAAACTCAGTGACTCTGAAACGGTCGGCTATAAGCCCGTCATTACTCTTAGAAGCCCACTCAATCGCCAGTTGTAGCAAAAGTGGACCCCACTCATTATCCGATTCTATTATTCTCGCTATATAAGCACCTTCACACTCGCCCTCATATTCTTCATTTGGCTTGGCTATTGTGATATAGCCCCAAGGCTTTCCTTCGCCTTTTTCTATTTGAGTGCAGATGCTTTGATTTACATAGCGCAACGTCCTTCGACCACCGACGCCTCGCTCAATGCGAATGGCAATATCTTCCGGCAGATCTTCCAAGGTCTTTACATTCTTTAATACAATATTCTTGTATATTTTCTTTTTCTTTCTTGGCAAACACTCAGTTTCCTAGAAACTCTTTCCAAGACTTAACTGTCTCGGATAGTTTTATTCTTATTAGCCCATCAGATTTTCTAGACATCAATCTATCGTAAGCCATATGTTTAAGGTTGCTCAACTTTTCCAAGTATCCGTTTCTTCTCAAGACTTTAAAAGCGATATTCTCGCTTGAAAACTCTCCGGCTCTGTCTAGTCCTGCTTTTCTGAACTTACGGATTTTTTCCTTTAACTTATCAATATATTGGAGAGCATCTGTATATTTTCTATCCTTGTATATGTCAACTGCTCTTTCTATTTGGTCCATGATTCCATCGGCTTTCTTTGCGATGTCATTCCAATCAAAAGAAGGTTCAACTCTATTTGGCTCTGTGAGCCACTCATCATTCATAATAGAGTAGACACCTGTAGAAGCATGTGGTTCATTCTCGTCTTGGACGTATACTTCTACTTCAAAACCATCAATAAGGATATCGTGTATTCTATTCCAAAGAGATTTCTTAGCATTAAAATAATCTTTGGCTAGTTCTGGATCTGCTTCCACGTCTTTATAATCAACGATTAAGTGAAGATCAACATCGGAGTGTGGAGACCAATTATAGTTTGCGAGAGAACCAGTGAAGGTAATATCTTTTAACTCTGCGTCTATTTCAAGGCTGTCGTAGAAATCTTGAGCGATTTGTATTAGTCTCTTGCGAATAGATGGTCTCAACTTTTTGCCCAAGGGCCAAAAGTTAGGTTCAAGAGTTTCCTGCGTATTGAAGGTTCCCTTGAGTTCATCATCTATTTCATTCATGAATTCTTTAAAGTTCATTTAATCTTAATCCTAATCCTTCTTTTTTTCTTTGGCTTCATACCGCACCCACGCTCTCTCAATCCTGATCTAGGTCTTTGGTCTCTTGCTCGCTGAGCAAATTCTGTATCCATCAGATCTGCAAATGCAGCATTAGTCTCAAATTGCTTTGCTACAGGCACAATATTGCTTGATATCCACTCGCCAATAAAGTCTGAAACCTCTTGCCAGTTATCATCTAGCCATTTGAAGCCATTAATATAAGCGTAATATACTTCTGGGTTTGATTTACGAACGGCTCGCAGGTCTTTTAGTGGGACTTTATTAAACCCCATCATCCCTATGCCGTGCGCTCCTTCAATTTTTCTGTCGCCAATCGCTACTTCAGCAGCATCTCTTTGTCCTACGCCTATTCCATCTAGAAAACGAAGTTCAGGCTTGAACATAAAGTTAGGTCTAAAGAAATCAACACCCTGCTGCTTCATTATACTTCCATATTCTTCGGCACCTCTGCCTTGTTGAGTGCCCATCTCTGGCTTGTCTTCCAAGCCGGGGATTTCTATTTGCTTTCTCTTATCCCTAGTTCTTTCAATGGGGGCTGCTAATTTATCTGTAATGTCTCTTAGGAGATCGCTAGTAAGTGGTTTGCGCCCAAAACGATCATCCAGCGCATCTTCAAGTTGTCTTGTATAACCCTTCTGTCTTTCAAAGGTTGCTTTTTCTTCATCGGGTTTACTTACTGCTGAAGGATTACCATCAGGTAGGGCAGGGAAGAACTTTTGCATTTCCTTGAAGTTTCTCATCATATTTGGAATATTGAAAACAACTTTACCATAAATATCTAACTTCCCTTGGCTGATGTCGTATTGCATATGCTTGAGGTTTGTTAGCATTTCTTTTATATTGCCTCTGCCTCCTGCTCCTTCATCCTCCAAAGCATTTCGTGGATCAATAGCAACTCCATCATCAACGAGGTCGCTATAAGTCTTTTCTATTGCTTCCTCGTAATGATTGTCGTATCTCTTCATCCTATCCAAGAACTCAGTGAAACCATCAAGACCTTGACTCGGCTCTTCGTCGTAATCAGGTGTCATACGCAAATAAAATCTCGCGAGATCATCATCAGTAACTTCGTCAATATACATACCAGCAGAGTCAAATGCGCTTTGGATAAGATCTCTTACCATTTCTCTGTCGTCATATCGACCATAAGCCTCTTCAAAATCATCTGTGATTTGTTTCTCACCATCTACACTTTCCACTTCATAGCGAAGTTGGTCAAAGGGAGGGTCGCTCAAGTCAACAATCAAGTTACCTTCCCATCTCCACTCGTAGTCCTCCCCATAAAAATCATCATCGTAAGTAACATCAATATGTTGAAGATCGGCGTCTTCAACCATTTGTCGGAGTTCTCCTGAATCAATTACGCCGGGAGGATTGCCTATTGTGTTAGTGTATGCTTCGTTGTTGATAAGATTCCAAGTGTCTTGTGCTAAAGTTATAAACTCATAAGCAGCCTCATCACCGTTATACAGCGTCGTATCACCAATTTTTGGAACCCCATCAATGTTGTACGCCAAGTCCCCTTGACCTTGAAGATACTTTACAATATCTTCATAAAGTTTCACATCTTCCTCGTTCATTTCTTCTGGATCGTCACTTCCCAAGAAGGCTTCTAAAGAGTCGCCGTCCAACAAAGCACCCGCAATCGTATCAACAAACTCGTCTTTTAGTGGATAATCAGGATTCTGTTTGATCGCAGGAGCGATAAGATTATAAAACAAGATTCTTTCAAGCTCATATGAGTCTGAATATCCCTCATCTTCGACATCGAAGAACTCTTCAAACTCACCGCTCTTATCATAGACAAGAGCAATCTTTCTGTATTTGGAATCATCGTTCAAGTTTTTGTTGAGGATAAAATAGAAAGCCTTTCCTTGTCTTGTATAGGAATCATAATAGTTTTGTGATCTGGTTGCTGAAATACACCACTTGGTCTTCTTACCAAAAAAGCATGAGGCTTCTTGTGTCTCAGGGCGAATAATAAAAAAGTCTTCGTCATCCTGTAGAATAGAAGCACCACCAAGGGCTGCTTCCTTTTCCTTTCTTTTCTCTTCAGATCCAGACAAACCAAGGTCATCAATAAAGTTCTCAAGTTGATCAAGAGACTTGAATTGATTGATGTCGTTTGGGTATAAACCTTTACCGTCTTTCTTTCTTGCTTTGTTTATCTGGCTGATTCTTTGCTTTGCTTTGTGAAAATCCGTAACAATAGGAACAATATCAAATATGCGTTCTCTTGCCAAGCCCGGAACACTATAAATACCAGCCCCAGAATCTTTCATCGCTTTTGTCATCCACATCAAGTAAGCGTTCTTGCCTGATGGATCACTAGCCGAAAGTTGCTTGATAATTTCTGGATCTATTTCAGAATACTTTTTCATAGTATCCTGTAGTCTGCCCTCTATGAGCATTTCCTCGTTTAGGAAGTTGTTCCAATTGGAAAGGTCGTTGTAAAAACTCATTTGAAAGTTCTCTCCTTTGATGTGGTCATGAGATCTGGAATAAAGGACTTCTTCAATCTGAGGAGCCTACCAAATTTTACCCTTTTTTTGGTATCAGTGTAAAGTGCGGTAGGTTTCTTGATTTCACCATCAATAATCTGTGCGCCAAAGTCATAAAACTTTGATTTAGGTTTTGATTGAGCCAAGGCTTCGTTTCCCAACATAATAAAAAGTGTAATAAAAATAGCAGCGTAGAGTGCTGCGGACCATTCAAAAGGGCTTTTAGATAACATTAAAACATATTTCCTCTGTGTTTATAAGTAGTTTATAAACTAATTACTTATTATGGAGACCAAAAACCAAAAAAATCCCCTTGAGTGGATGAAAATAGCTAAATTTATTATTTTCTGTATGTCTTGTATTGCGGCAGTAATGATTTTCTTTTATTCTCAGCAAGATAAAACCACCTACCAAATATCACAAAACTATGTGACGAAGTTTGAGATGCAGCTGATGCAGAAAGAAATAGAGATACTCAAATTAGAAATGAGGGATTTTAAATTAAACTTCAATAATCAAATAGCAAAGATGGAAGATGCTAACGATTCAATCCTAGAATTGATAACAGACATTAGGCTAGCCCTAGCGGAGAGGAAAAATGATTAAAAACCTCGCAAAATTTTTTTGTATGCTACCATTGGTGCTAGGTGTGGCAGGTGCCACTATAGTAACGAATAGTGATGCCAGTAACCCTCCTAATGATGAGTTAAGAGAACAAGCCGACGATTGTATAGAAAAGATTAGAGAAAAGCAAAGAAAAATTCAGAAAGAAATAGACTTAATTAAAGATATGATTAGGAGAAAGGATCAAACTCAAGCTCCTCAAAAAAATCAGAATCGCTAACGTTAGGTATCGCCATAGGGAAACCCTCAACCCACTCGATCAAGACCTCCTCAGACAAATAAGCCTCCAAAATCTCAGCTAAAATGTAAGCATCGGACCCGTAATCGGGACCCTCCCAAGAGCGGTCGATCATTTGTTCGAGACGGTATATTGTGAAGTCATGGACTTCACCGCCAAAAATTTCAAATTTTTTTGCTAGAATTTTTTCACCATGGCTAGTTTCTTCGTACCCCCACTTAGGGATTTTGCTTAGATTATAGATTGCTTCCCATTTTTCCTTATCATCCATTGCTATCCTCTTTTGGTAAGGGATCGATAAAATCTTCGTGTATTACGCATTTCTTGCCCCCAATCCATACCTCGTGAAACTTAGACCAATAAAAGCTAGATTGCACTGTATTAACATTTTTTCTAAAGTATATGCCGACAGTGCCCTCATCGATAGGCATAAAGTAGGCTGTTCTCGTATTAAACCTAGTAACGGTTTGGGTGCCATCCATATACTCAAAGAATCCAACAACAGGAGGTCTGTTATGGCTATTCTTCTTGGTAAGGAATAGGTCTCCCATATTTAGGTTGTATATAGCGAGAACATGCGAGGGGTCAAGATTTTTCAATTGGAAGGAACTCCTCGTTTACATGTCCACAAGAATCGCATGCAAAAACCTGAACAGGAATAACCGTTTCCTTTCCGGTAGGAGATATGAGGGCAGACACCTTTCTAAGAATAAAGGCTGGATGAAATACGGTACTCGCACATTCATCGCAGCATATCTCAGACGTTTGACTGAGGTTAACAGGAATATTGACAGTATCGTGCATTATAGCAAGTCTTCAGCATCCGCATCGGCAAAGCCTACAACCTCGATATCAAACTCCAAGTCTTTACCAGCCATAGGATGGTTCATGTCGAAGATAACTGATTCTTCGTTGATTGTCTCAACTGTGCCTAGTACATTGTTGCCTTCTGGATCTGTAAGGGGGATTGTAGCACCCTTCTCCAAGCTAGCTACGAATTGATCCGGAAAGTTCTTTTTCGGAACAGCTGCATATGCGTTAGGATTGCGATCCCCATATGCCTGCTCTTTGTTTAAAGAAATATGTTTTGTCTCTCCTACTGTCATTCCAACTAAAGCATCGTCAAAGCCAGACAACAATTGCCCTGCTCCGACAGTCACTGTGATAGGCTGATTGCGCGAATACGAGCTATCAAATTCTTCTCCGCTCACATATGTGCCTTTATAGTGTACCTGAATGATAGATCCTTCCGTTACTGCTGTCGTATCGGCAGCCTTCTTAGCGCTAGCCTTCTTAGTAGTCTTTTTAGTCGTACTAGCGCTCTTTTTAGTTTTACTCATTATTTTCTCCTTTAAAATTGTTGGCTTTCTTAAAGCCGTTTTTCAAAATCCACTGTGATGAATCTGTTGCTAGAGTCACTAGCCAAATCAATACAAACCCAATACCAAGTAGTATACCATATTTTGCTGCGTTTGTATACCCTATATCTTGAGTTATTTTTATTGACTCTGCGAATATTACCAAACTAGCTAAAAAGCTGAAGCCTGTAAAAAATAGCGCCGTCAAAAATGCGGTCACCTTAAGCGCATATGCTTTAATCGCTGTTTTCATTCTTTTCCTCTATACACTCTTCATAGCATGCGCTGATTGCCCTGACATATGTAAAGCTGCTGTATATAACCACGTCTGTGTCGCCTTTCTTTACTTTGTGTTTGCAATACTCGATACATTCTGCGTTATGCTCTAGCTCTTGTTTTGTTGGCAACGTAATCCATGTTACGAACATCACCACTAACATTCCTATTAGCAGCCCAACTACCTCTTGTCTTTTAAACATCTTTAACACCCCACCAATATAACACGGGTATATAGGCTTGTCAAGTAGAAAAGCAAAAATCTGTCAAATTTTCTCTGTGTGTTGCGAGCGTACTTAACCACACTCAGGGCGGCCCAGTCTAGGTGGTACTTATATTCCGGGGGGGAGGGGGGTGGCCGTTACCACTCTCTAAAGAATCGCTTGTTTTGCACATAGCAGTTCGCACACATTTCTGTATTGTTGCGGACAAACTTGCCTGTGCTAGGGTAAGGCAGGCAGCAGACTTGGCAGTCAAAGAATTCGATAAGGGTTTGCTTCTTCTTCATAAGGATACTCCTTCTAGTAATACTCATAGACTTCTACTAATTCCCAACCGCACCAGTCATACCAGCAGTAGGTTTCCTCTACTCCGTATACACTAGCTTGCCATGTACAGCAGGTCTGACCGTCGAAGGTACAGTAGTCTGGGTCGTGGAAGTATGGCTCTTCTGGGCTACACCAGCTAGGCTCTACTACTTCTTCTACTACAATTATATTATTGTTATACCCTCCGCCAGAATCTGCGTAGACGACTGTGGTTGTGGGTTGGTGATGATGGGCGTCGTGGTGATAACAGACCCACTCGTCGGCGTATTTGTCCCAATAGCATTCTTCTGAATGCAGATGGCAGCCGACCATAAGAAAGGCAAGGGCAAGTAGGGCTAGCAAGTTCTTCATGTTTCTCCTCCTAATACTTAGACGGTTAACTTATGCTTTTATTCTCCCATAGCTCGCCGTAGTTGTCAAGAACTATTTTGTTTTTTTACTCCCTCTAAGAGAAAGTTAAACTAAGTAGCCGTAATCATTAACTATTTAAAAAGTAGTATTTTGACTCTCGGCTAGTTTCTTGGCTAGTTCTACCTTGGCTTTCGGGCTTAGGCTTTCATGCACTGCTATGGCGAGTGCTCTATCCTCGGCTACCTTTGTCCAAATACTAGCTGCTAGCATAGGGCTAGCGTCCTCTAATTGTCTAACGATTTCGTTAGCTTTCACATCCATGTGTTAGTTCTCCTATTGTAACCCCTATACTATTTAGTGCTTGACATAGAAAAAAAGGGCATTTAGGGATTGACAAAGCTATTTACTTCATGTAGCAGGTTCATCCCCTAATCGCTACTCCCTAGCCCATTTCACTCAAACAACTCCCATAAAATATAGCTTATTAACTAACTACTAGGGCAGGGGCTTGTCCACTACTAGCTATTTATGCTCTATAAAAGGCAATAGTGAATGCTGGGATAACTACCAAACCTACTACTGCTAATGCTAATGCTGGTACAATCATCTTACTCTTCTCCTTTCTCTACTCGTTGTCTTTCTTTATCTTTACTCCCCACGCTATCACTAATGGTGCTATGAGTAGTAGTATTGTTCCCTGTAACATTTTTTTCTTTTGTCTCCTCGCGGCTTTTCTCAATACGTAGTTGCCACCAGTTCAAAAGTCTTTTTGTTCTCTCAGAAATCTTCATTCAATACCTCTTCCCATGTTCTGGTGGTGCTACGGCTGACTATCCTATAGTCAAACTCTGGGGCTTCCTTCAACCATTCTTTCTTCATCCTGTATAGGATTCCCCAGTCTCTGCTTATGTCAATATCGTACCATCCAAAACCGTCTCTCTCATCAATCTGTAGGGCGTGAAAGTAGAGTGTCTTTTTCTCACTCTTTTTCTTCTTTCTATCCTTCCACTTTCTTATCATCAACCGTCATCTTTTTCAACAAGCCATTCCAAAAAGGCAAAGCTCCCGGCGACAACTAGTGCCGCCGAAACCATAAACCCAACCTGTGCGCCGAATGCTTCAAACACTGTTAGTCCTTCCCTTGGCGGATGCGCTTCGCCTTATCTGCTAGAACCGTGCTGGCATTGGTCATTACTTCTGCCAGTGAGACAATCGCCCAACCTACAGCAAAAGACAACCCAACAATGGTAACAACCTTTCCAATAGTGAAATACAAAATCTGTTCTTCAGTCATAACATTAACTCCTTTTATCCACGGTATCGCTTGATACGATACGAGTATTGGGGGGCATTCTCTCTATACTCTTTTAGGCGTTGAAGAGCCTCCCCCCGGCTCTCCTCAACACACTCATCTTCGTATCCGTGACCATAACCATAGTTTACTTGAACTACCCACATACTGTTTTCTCCTTTGTTTCTTTATGTATATATTATACTGTAAGTCAACAAAGAATGCAAGCATTTTATGCATTTTTCTTCCCAATGATTACGGGAACTTATAAAATAGTTTGAAATTAATATCGCTCGTAATCCGATGGGGCAGCAATGGCTGCTTGCACCTTCTCCTCTGCTTCTACAACTCGCTTGGCTAGGTCAACGAGGACTTGCTCGTCTTCACACAAGTTCCTTAGCCATTCCATGGACTCAATAGCCCTCTTCAACCTTTCCAAGTCACCCACTTCAACCATCACTTTGTTCTTCATCTTATTCTCCCTATGCAAACCTACTAGCACCCAAGCCATACAAGTCTGGCTCGTTGTCTTTGAAGTACATCATCTCATCTTCTGTGAAGATTTCCTCTATTGCAGCCGACTTGATTGCAGAGCTATCAAAGAAGTAATCGCAGTTCTCCATCACTTCCCTCTCGTCTGCCTCTGCATCTATCTCAACTGCTACTGTCAAATAAATCATCTTAGTTTTCATAGTCTCCTCCTCCACTAAACAAAATAAGTTCTTCTTCTCGGAATGCAACGGGGTGGTCATACGCTCCCCACTTGACCAAACAAGCAGACCTATTCCTCTCTGTGCCGGGGCTACTCATCACAACCAAGCCCAACACCTCTGGATAGTCCTCGGTGCAAACTAAGTCGCCGGGAAGAATCCTCGGTTGCTTTCGCTTGAGTTCAGCAAAGTCTATTGGTTCGCCTGATAGTTTCATTTTACCCTCGTGCAAGAAAAGTGATTGATTAGTTTCTGAATCGGCAACTGCTCCTCTGGTAGTCCTCGTGCTTGTGTGTAACGAATCTCAATCAAACCGGGACGCTCAGGGTCAGGGTCAGTGTCAAGCACTATAGCCATTCCTTTCATACTGCTCCAGTCGTCAATGGGGTCGATGTCCTTGTGAACCTCGACCAACTCTCCAACCTTGAGTCTTCTTCTAATCACAGTCACTACGCCACCCCACATGCTTTGAGGAAGCGAACTTTGTCAAAGCGAGAGTTGGTCTTCTGCAACTCCATCGCCATAGAAAGTGCGAACCCTCTCATAACATGGTCGTCTTTGCCGTCCGTGTGTCCCTTGATTACATCTGCGATAAGTTGAAAGTCTTTGCGGGTCATAGGATACTCCTTTGTTTGTTTTGTTTATGCTTATATTATACACGAGGTCAAAAGGGAATGCAAGTCTTTTTACAACTTTTTTTCATTTTTCTTCACTTTCTCGCAACCCATCTCGTTGATTGTGAAGTCATAGCCACCCTTGACAGGGCGAACCAGAACATTCTCCCGGTGAGACACACCAAGAACAATAGCCAACCGCATTGGGCGATAGTCGGTAAGCCAAACCAAGTCCCCTGTGTTGAGGATGTCGCCGTTGTAATCGCGCAAGGGTCTTGCTGCCCTCTCTGCTTCGCAGTTCATCTCCCAGTTCTGTTGGTCGTTTGGTTCCCAGTCGTATCTCATCACGCCTCGCTTACCACTATCAGAGCATCAGGTTTATACATAAATGGGGGGTATTCGCCACCAAGCCATTGAACCTTGGCTACTTTAGGATTATAAACAGCCTGCTCAACCGTTTCCATATCTATGACAAGACCTAGTTGGTCTGCTGTACCCCAAGGAGGGTCCCGCCGCTTTACCAGATTACCGACTTTCATTCAGAACCTCCAACTTATCTCGCCAGTGTGCCATTTTGTTACCAGTACAACAAGTCCTAACTATCGGGTCGTTCTCGTCATCAAAGCCGACGATGACCCCAAGAAAGGTGCGAAAGTTCAACCCTTTCCATCTTACCAAGTCACCTACCTTCACGGATTACCTCCAATCTATCAGGGTGATGAATACTATTCTTGCCAAAGCCATACGGATTGCGACCAGTCCAAGCAACAGCAACGGGAGTACCAGCATAGTTCAGGTTTACCTCAACCACAATCCCTAGCAAGTCCTTGTAGCTGTTGTGCCTTACCAAGTCACCAGCACGAATACCTAAGTCAGCCTTCACTTATCACCTTCAATCGCCTTTGCTTCCATTGTAGTTTGCCGACTCCCGGCGAGAAGATAACCCATTCGCCTTTTATCCAAGACTTCTCAAGCACAAGGAAAGGGCGCTCATTACACCAATTCTGGTTTACTATTGTCACCAAGTCACCGACTTTCATAGCGCAATCAAATCCTCTGGCTTGTTACGAGTAGTCTGAACGCAGTTCTTTTTCTCGTTCTCAAACCAGCCAACAATAAAAAACTTCTGACCCATAGCAGACTCGCCCTCAGTCAAAATCAATCCTCGTGCGTTCTCGTTTAGAGTATGCGAAACAACATCACCCATCTTCATTATTCTTCTCCTCTTTGAATAACTTTTAGTTCTCGTTTAGGAAGAACCTTCATCTTCCCATTATTAAGCAAGACCTGCGCCCACAAGTGGTCGTTCTTGATGTATTCGTTAGGCTCCACGACTACACCCACCTCTGTTTTGAGGCTGCTCTTGGAAGCAATCTCAACCAAGTCGCCAACATCTGGGTGCTCCCAGCCTTCCTCTGCTCCGTACATTTCATAGTTGCTAGACATAGCGCTTCCTCCCTTTCTTACTTACACACATATTATACACCAGCCGCACAAGTAATGCAAGCATTTTGTGCGTTTTTATTGCCTATAATATCGGGGAGTTGTAAAATAAATTAAAATAAATGAAGATAAAGTATTGATGCTACACCTAGAAGTAATGAAGTTATTGATAGTTCTATTAGGAATACGTTTCTCATACTATTTAGACGAGAAACTATCCTGTTTATTCAAAGATAAAACTGTGCCTCTGTCTTGATAACTGTGAGTTGAGTAGGGCTGTAGATTCTAATCCTGTTGGTGCCAACTTCCATACACTGCCACCATCCGTCGCAATAGCCAAACTCATCAGGGTTGGGACGCAACACAAGCAGAAGCCTGCTGTTATATTGTACTAAATCACCCGGCTTCATCAATCACCTCAATCTCTTTGGCTTGGTCGTTAGTATAGTGCCAACTGCCTTTGACCTCATCCCACTTCACGACAACATGGTCTTTGGCTACCTTTGTTATGGTGCCTAAAGCATTCTCCACTCTCCAGACTTTTGCCTTGGTTACTCTATCGCCTACTTTCACAAACTACCTCCAAGCTCTGAGGGGCAAATCCCTCAGTCTCTCCTGTATTCAGCAGGACATGCACAATCGGTCCCAAGTTGATGGAGCCTATGTTAGGGTAATGCAAGTCCTCCAACTCTTCAAAGCGCACAACGACACCAAGACCACGAGGGGTGACATCCTTATAGATGCCTGTGCCTCGCTCCTGATTGATATCAACTAAGTCACCTACTTTCATCTATCACCTCATCAGGGTTAGAATGTCCAACAGATTCAGATACTCGTCTATGTCCTCGTTGGTCTTCAGCCAAGGGATTAGGTCATCGTTGATAGGGTGAAGGTCTTCGCCTGCCCTGACCGAACAACCTGATGCTATCCTCTGTAGTTTCAAATATACCTTGTCTCTTTCAGTTATGTACCTAGTCATTAGTCCACCACGATTACCCTTTCATTGGTTGTGAAGTATGGACGCTCGGCGTATTGCTTGGTAGTCATCCACATACGCTGACACTTGCTTGCCTTGGGCTTTGGTGCCATCAGGTCTGTCAATACAATATGACCATCAAAGCCATGCTTGTTGACATACTCGGTAGGGGCATCAAAGTTGGTGCCACCACAAAGAACACGCTCCCACTTTCTGCGCTCTCCCTTCTTCCAAGTGTAGACCTTTTCCTCAAACACTCGGTCGTCAAAAGGGACGACAGTGAACTCTGCGTACTTGGCTAAGTTGCTGAGTTCATTGAAGAAAGCATTAAGCATCTGGTCTGATACAGAACCAGACTGGTCAATGGAGATTGCGATGCGAGCAGTCCTGTTGGTCTTGCGACCTGCATGGATGTACGGGTACCGCTTGTTGATGTGCTTGATGCTGGACTGCTTGTTAGCCCGTTGCGAAGTTTTAATAAAGTATCGCAGCATCTTTCGCCAGTCAACCTTGGTCTGGATTCTATCCATGATGTCCTTGCGAACCTGTTGGGATACAGAACCCCAGCCTTGATTGGCTGCTTCCTCGGCAGCCTTCTTCATGGTATCCTTCAGACGCTCCTTGGCAATCTCTTTGGTCTGCTGGTCTACTTCATCCCAGCCCTCGTGGGAGTCAAACTGACCATCACCCTCGTCACCCTCGCCACCACCACCTTGCTTGTCGTGGTCTTGCTTGAGCATCTCCAAGTATGCTTCAGCAGACAAGCCGACTTCATAGTCTTGGAATGGCATTTGACCCGGCATACAGCACATCTCAGGCAACTCACCTGTGAGGTGAGAATTGATTGCCAAGTCCGTTGCGATGTTCCACGCCTTCGGGTTGATGCCAGAGGGTTTGCGCCCTGTAACATGCTCAAAAATAAGGTGGTAGAACTCATGCTTGAGCACACCCTTGCGCTGGATGTCTGGTAGTTCCTCAAAGAAATCAGGGTTGTACAGCATCTCAAAGTGACCGCTACTAGGATTGACACGGACACCAGCCGTTGGGATGGACTTGTCGATGCGCTTGTCAATACGACGAGACAGAGCCGCAAAGAACGGCTCGTCCATCAGTAGTCGGTGAACATGTTTGTTGAGGTCAAATGTCATAGGATACA